GATTAATATCTGAAAGAGATTTTGGCGATTATCCAGATGAACCTGGTATGTAATTTCTTTATAAAAATAATTTTTTAAAATCTATATATTTTATATATAAATGGATATTTTTATAAATTTGTTAATAACTATAATTATTTATTTTATAGGATATGGAATTCATAATATTTATAATAAAGATTTAAATGGACTTGATGGGTTTATGATTGGTTTAGTAACTTCATATGTTATATTGATGATAGTTGGAAATAAAAATTCATTTAAAATAAAAAATAAAAATATGTTTGGTTCATTTGCATTAGTTTTAACATTAATTGGTGGTATTTTATGGTTTATTGGGGAATTGTTGATATACAAAGGTAAAGATAATAATCCATTATTAGCTCCAATTGTTTCTTTTACAACAGCTGTGGGTGGAATTATGGCATTGATAATATATTTACAGAAATAATTAACAGTATAGTTTCATGAAGATTTCTTTAATTTGATTAAAATCTTTAAGTGATTTGGTGCGGGAGTTTGGAATATCCCAAACTTTAACTCGGGTGATATCATCAATATTGTTTACATCATATTTTGGAACAGCATCTTGAGTCATATCAACATTCTTATTATCTTCTTTCATTGTGAAAACTTCTAGTGCTTCTTTGTTGCGATAGACAATATCATTTAGGACTTTTTGGATACAGATTCCATTTTTGCCGATCATTTTACCGATATTTTGTTTGGGGATATCGAATGTTTGGGATAGTAGATCACATTGACCATTTTCTGTAAGAGAGATAAATTGGGAAACAATTGTTGGACTTTCTTTTGGGTGTGTGAAGATAGATTTCCAAGTATTTTTGCCTTGTGGATGATGAATGATATTCATCTTAACAATTTCCCCGATTGTTAGCATATTCATTAGTCCACCCGGGATATAGACATTATTATTACCATCAATTGTTCCGATTGCGAAATTTGGTTTTTTCATGACAACACGGACATCAATATATTCAAAAGTTTTGCTGTAGTCCGGATATTCACAATTATATGAAGAACCATCCCAAGCATGTTCAAATTCTTTAATAAACTCATCTCCTTGTCGTTCAAATTCTACATCATAATCAATCATCTTATTGAATTCAATTTCTTGTTTAATGCTTTGATCATTACGAGGTGTGATAAGTCCACATTCTTGAGCCATTTCATAGTCTTCAGTTGTAATTCCATCGGTATGCCAAGGTGTTTGTGTATCAACACCGTTGATGGAGACATTCGAAGAAGAAAGAATCAGTGCCATTGTTATAGTAGTTGAAGAGTAGAGTTGTTAGAACTAAGATATAAGTTAAATTAGTTTTGTAATGAGTTATTATATTTAATTATTTGTCTTAAGATAAATTCAAATTTATTAAGGATAAGGATAATTAAATCCGATAATCATTATATAAAAATGTAAAAAAATTATCACAGTCAATGCTAGATAAAATACAATCTGATTTAGTTTCAATTGAATAATTCCAATTTGGTGGAATATATAAAATATTATTATTATTATTAATATTAATAGTAGAAGACCATTTTTTAATATTCTTATTATTTAATATATCAGAATGTTTAGGATTATACAAAAATAGTTCGCATTCACCCATTAAACAAATTATTAAATGTATATTATGTTTATTTTTAGTAATAGGTGTAATATTTGTTCCTTTATAAATTGATGCATAATGTTTTTTGTTGAATGAAAACATATTATTAAAATAAGTGAATATTTCGTTATGAATAGATGATATATTTAATATATCATATAATTTTTTACTATTTTGTATATATATATTTGATTGTGAATTTAAATCTGTGAAAGTAGTTAAAGTATTATTTTCAATTACAAAATCATTTATATTTTCATTAATTATAGTATTTATATCAGTAATATTATAATTAATATCATATTTAATTAATAATGGATCTTGGATATTTTCTTTTCCTTTTATGTATTCAGTATCATCAATTTCAATAATATTAGATTCTGGATTAAACTTATTAATATCGTGGATATTTTTAATAATAAAAATAATAATAAAAACAATTGATAATTTTATTATAATATGTAACATAGAAATATATATAAAGATAATAATTACTGATATAATAAAATGACAGAAGAAACTCATGAATTAATTGAATCTATGGTAGATTGTAATATTAAAGAAGTCACTATTGGTAAATATATTGGTAGAGTAAATTGGTTTAATAAAACAAAGGGATTTGGATTTGTTAAAATCATTTCAGATTGTGAATGGACTGGTAAAGAAATATTTTTACATTTTACAAATATTATATCAGATAATTATAAAATAGTATATCCCGGTGAATATATTTCATTAGATATAGAATTAAAACCGGACGATCCAAGTAAGCATATATGTGCAAATGTTACAGGGGTAATGGGTGGGGAATTATTAGTAGATAATGTAGATTATAATTATAAAGTATATCAAAAGAATAATATGAATAATATGAATAATATGAATAATATGAATAATATGAATATGAATAATTAATATTATAATAAACATTCTTCTAAATCTATTTTTTTAGATTTTTTCTTTTTAGATTTGTTCTTTTCATATTTAATAAAGGATCCATCTAATTGATAAATATTAATATCATAATTACATTTATTATAAAACATCAATCTTTTATTTGATTGATTTATAAATATAGAAAATTCATCATTAATATCAATAATCAGTGGATGAAATTTCCTAGTTTCTTTTTTTTCTCGTAAAATTCTACCAACTGATTGAACAATATCAGATTTAGGAGAAGCCAGTATAATAGTATTTAGTTTAGGTATATCCATACCTTCTGAAGCCATGGAAAATGTTCCTAATATAATATTTTTTTCTTGTGATTCCCTAAGTTCTTGTGGTTTCATTCCACCAACATAAAATCCAGAATCAATATTTTTTTCTTTTAATATTGAATGAAATTCACTTAAATGATTTCTGCGATCACTTAAAATCAATATACATCTCCCCATTTCATATAAAGGTATTAATTCTTTAATAATAATATCAGTTCTATCTTTAAAATTACAAATATTATTTATCATTTTAGGACAACATGTTTTTTTTTGATATGTTAATTCAATATTACTATATTTTGTATCATCATTTGTATATTTAATAATTTTTGTTTCAACATAATCTACATTTTTATCTTTAGATATGTAGCATATATTACCAATATACCATTCAAATACTTTTCTTAATCCATCTTTTCTGTTTGGAGTAGCACTTAATCCGATCATATTATTACAGGCTACTTTACTCATACATCTATGAAAAACTTCGGCACCTAAATGATGACATTCATCAAATATAGCAGTACCAAAACAATCAAATGTATTTTCAGGATATTCTTTCATAGATAAACTCTGAACCATTGCTAATACAATATCTTTACCCTCAATATCTATTGTATTTTGTTGAACTTTTCCAATTTTCGCATCAGGAATAAATTCTTTAATTCTATCATACCATTGAGTCATTAAGAAATCTTTATGAACTAGAACAATTGCTTTTAAACCCAATTGAACTAATGTATATAAAGCAAGGACTGTTTTACCACCACCACATTTTAAAGAAATTATAGCACCACCATTTTCATTAATATGTTTAATTGAAGTATCATATATAGGTAATTGTTCTTCTCGTAAATTACCTTTAAAATTAATATTTATTTTTTCTCCATCAATCATTTTGTTTATTGTTGGTTTACCAAACTTTTCTAATCCATAAAAACGAGGTATATATAGTTTTTTGGGTGATTCTAAATATAAACTAAACTTTTTTTCATTACCAGAACCAAAATCATTCATAGTAAATGGTTTTACAGTTAAATCATCTTTAATTTCTTTAATTTGTTTACAAGTTAATTCTTTTTTCTTAATAATATATCCATTTCTAGATAATTTAGTTTCCATATTTATATTATATTATGAAAATATACTTAAATAGATTCAAATTATAATATATAAGTTAATTATGGATTTTCAAAGTTTAGATAAAAAAGTTGAATCAAATATGGATTTAATAGTAGATATGTTTGATGGATCATTAAATTTTGATGATAAAATAGATAGCGATAAAAATGAACAATATTATATAGGTAAAGCTGAAAATATAATTAAACAATTGGATAAAACTAATTATTATATTTTTTTAATAGCGATGTTAAAAGATTATAATACATTGGATATAAGTCAAAAGAAATCAATTATAAAATTATTAAATATTAAACCAAAAATTGTAGAGAAAAGAGTGATTGTAAAAGTAAATAATAAACCGAAACTTAATAATAAACCGAAAGTTAATAATGACGATTATTAAAATATAATTAATAATATTATGATTATTGATTGTAGGGTATTTTTATTTACATTATTGATTGGAATAATGTATAAATATATAACTAATAAAAAAAGTAATAATATATTAATAAAAAATAATTTATAATATAGTAATATGAATAAAATATTAAGTTATATCGTATCTATATTTTTCGCATTATTTGTAGTAAATACATTATGGTATTCAATTTCAGATGATTTAATAATAATTAAAGTTTAAGGCGTTTATAAATTAAAATAATAATAATGAGATTAGTTATAATGGCTAAAGAGACAAATTTAAAAGATTTAGATACTAGTTTATCTAAAGAAGAAGAAGATATTGTTGATTCCATAATAAGTGAATTAAATCAAGATATTCCTGGAGATAAATCAGAAGAGGGTTTACCCAAATCAGTTGATGTAAATATAGAAAAAGTTCAATTACAACAGCAACAACAACAGCAGCAACAGCAGCAACAGCAGAAGATGATGCAGCAACAGATGATGCAACAACAGATGATACAACAACAGATGATGCAGAGACAAAAAAATACAGAAGTAGAAGAAAAAGAAAAAGAAATATCATTAGTTGATAAATTAAAATTAGATTTACAATTGCCTGGTATAGTTGCTATATTAACATTTTTAGCAGTATTGCCTCATAGTGCTAAATTAATAGAATCAATGAAAATTACATTTTTATTGGATGGAGCAAATCTTAATTTATATGGATTAATTTTAAAATCATTATTAATGGGTTTTGTTTATTTTGTAATTACAAAATATGTATTAGTCTAATTTAAGTTCAATATTTTCTTCAATTTTTTTACAACATTTATTAATAGTTACTTCAGATATTTGAGATATTTTAGATATATCTTTTTTATTTATTATACAATCTTTTTTATAATTACAATAGAATAGAATACATCCAGCCGCGATTGAATCTGGTCTGACTTCAGATATTAAATTAACTTGTGTGATAATATCAGATATATCTTTAACTTGCTTAATATCATCTGAATTTAAATTTAATTTATTACAGAATCTATCAATAAAATCTTCCGGAATAATAGATTTAGCTTCTTTAATTCTGTTTTTAGAATTACTCATATGAATAATTTCTTGAAATGTTTTGGTTCCCTTTGTCATTACAGATGTAGTTAAATTAAACATAAGAGCAATTTCTTTTGAACTTCTAGATACGGAACAATTCTTACAAGCATAATATAAACATGCTGCAATAATTCCTTTTCTGTTATTACCACGAGATATTTGTGTATCTGAAATTACTTTGTATAATGATTTCGCTTCTGTTACAATTTTACTTGGTAGTTGATTTTTTTTGGCTATCTCTGCTATATCTGTAAATACTTTATAAGTGCTTCTTTCTTTATATGTCATACTATTCCATCCTGTATATTTTTTAACTTGAAACATACTTTTATCTTTTGAATATTGATTTGATACAATACTACCAACAGATGATTTGGGTAGAAGAATATTCAGTGGCATACCGCATCTAGTTGGATCTGATGATTTAGTATCTTCAGATCCATAAAATCTCCATTCGGGATTATCAGATATATTTGATATTAATGTATCGCATTTTTTACATTTAACTAATTCATTTATAAATATATAATTGTTTATTGATAAACAACATTCATTTGAATCTATAGTTATTTCTAATTTATCCAATTCTTCGAATAATTTATTGAATTCCATATTGTTTCTTTAATTATTTTTATGAATAAATATCAAATTTTTTTTATTTATTAAAATAATGCTAATAGAATATATTCATAATATTTTTGGTTCTGATATTAACACATCATTAGATAAAAGTATATATATTAAATATAATATTAATACTGTTATAAATTGTACTAGTAATATTGGTTTTTTAGATATTGATATAAAAAAAATAAGAATACCATTAACTGAAGATATGAATCATCATACTGATATACCATTATTAATTAAGAATATAGATAAAATATTAAATTATATAAATGATAATTATATTGATAATACTATATTAATATCATGTTCTACTGGTATAAATATTGGTCCATTAATAATTGGATTATTTATGGTTAAATATGGTAATATTTCTATAATGGATGTTAAAAATATATTAAAATCAAAAAATAAGGATATATGTATAGATTATGATTTAAGTATATTTAATTTGAAATAATTTATTTTTTTTTAAATTATTAAAAAAATAAATTATTAATGGATTGTGATAATCAACTGTTTTTAAAAGTTAAAAGTTTTAATTATGTATTAGATGATGTATATAGTGAATTTGATATATATTGGACAAATATTGATAATAATAAAGAAGATATTAAATTATTAAAAAGTTATCACAATTTAATAACATTATATATTATTGTTAATAGTATATTAACTATGTATGTATTTATTAAATATTTTAAATAATTGGTGTAAATCCACCAGTTAATTTATCTCCAACTTTTAATTTAGATGAATAATTCGGTGGTAAAATAATATCAACTCTACTACCAAATGATATAAATCCATATTTATAAGACCTATTAACCATATCACCTATATTAATATTATTTATAATTCTTCTAACAAAAAAACCAACTCGCTGTGTTACTATAATATTACCCAATTTAGATTCAAATGTTACGCGAATACCTTCATTATGAGAACTTTCTGGTTTTGTTGCCATTAAATGAACACCTTTGTTAACAATTTGACTATCAATAATTTTAGAATCAATTGGCGCATATTGAACATGAACATTTAATGGAGATAAAAAAACACTTATTTCCCTACCTTTAGAATATGTTACTGTTCCATCACAAGGACTTACAATAATATCTTTATTAATGTTGGTTTCTCTATCAGGAGATCTATTAAATAATGCTAATAATAAAACTATAATTATTAATATTATCGTTATATTTTTTTTCATTATATTAATTTATATATATTAATATTAACAATGATTATCCATTTACCATTATCTAAATAATATCTTTATTAAAAAATTAACATATTCTAATCCAATCTATTCTATTTGCATTTATAAGGTTTAATTTGTTAAATAAAATGTATCAAAATATGATGGCAAATTACATTCTGGTCCAACTTTCCTCATAAATAAAGATTCCGAATGTAAAATATTGAATATATTTTCATTTGTTAATTTTGAGTAAGTTTTAGGTCTTTTTCTATATTTTTCCAAATCACTATCTTCAAACCAATTATCAAATGTCATATTACAATTTATATAAGGAATATTAAATTTATTCATTATATTTATAAAATAATGTTCATCTGGTATTATAAAATTATCACTAAATATATGAGTATAATCATTTTGAATAAAAAATTTTGCGGTGGTTCTATTTAGAAGCATCCATTGATGTTGTTTCATAAAAGCATATTTATTTAAAAAAGTTTTATCTGCTAATGAATCATAACGTTCTCTATGTTCATTATAGTTTAATATTAAATTATTGTCAAGTTTTTTAACTTTATTATATAGTTCATCAGCATTATATAATGGTATGCATTTGTCTGATAATAATACAAAATACTTATTCTCTTTTGTTTGAAATGCTTCTTTAAACAAGTTTAAAGTCGCTATAACTAATGATAGTTCACCCCAATTAGTTTCAACTTTATCATCAATACAATATTTTTCAAACTCTCCTGTAAATTTATCTTTATTATGAATATAAATATTATATTTTGGATTAATAAAATTTTTCCATAATTTTGGTTGAGATAAATTACCATATGTTAAAAAACATAAAGCTATTTTTCCATCACTCCCCCCTTCCATCTATATCTATATATATTTTTTTTCCCAATTTTTTTTTCCCAATTTTTTTTTCCAAATTTTTAAGTTTCAAGGGTATAAATATTCAAATTATATATATTGGTTGTTATTAAAAATTTACTTAAATTGGATATGATTTACTTAAATTGGATATGATTTACTTAAATTGGAGATGATTTACTTAAATTGG